CTTCTATTTCTAATGGTTTGCAGAGCGCCATGTCGTATGTTGGCGCTAGGAAGTTGGATGAGTTTAAGGAGAACGCCCAGTTTGTTCCTGTATCCCCTTTGAGCATTAAGGAGAATGGGGCGCATGCCTATTCGTAAAGTTTTTTTTAGAAATATGAGTTTGGTACGCATTATGTCGCTCTTGTGTGGTAAAATATATATAAAGAAAGTTGCCGATGGCAACGGAATGGAGAAAAAATGAGTAATTTAATAACTTTAGATGAAGCAAAAAGCGTTATCGCTGAAAAGATGAAAGATACTGAAATTGTACCCTTTACTTTTAATGATTTGAAGGTTGAAAGCAAGAGTGTGTTCAGCATTAATGGGGATAGGGTTAAACTTACGGATGGAGCGTCCAAGCAGTTCTCTGAAATGATCAGTGTGCCTTTCCCGTATGTTAAGCGTAGCCCCAATGATTTGGTGGCAATGAATTACAACTATCATGTCAATGAGACCCCTGGTCGTTCCCTGAACGCTGTATTTCGGGGTAACACTGTGTCCTCATTTTCTGAGTTGGATTTACCGAATGTGGCACATAGTGATGTCTTAGATGCAGCAGCTGGTGCTATTGGTGATGATGCGAGCATTAAGCATTTTCGTATCAATGATGCTGGCCAGTTAGGTGCAGTCATTACTACGGATGAGTTTAATTTCTTGACGGAGGACACTCCGTATTATGGTGGAGTTAAGATCAAGTTCTCTGATACTTGGGCAACGCATCCAGTGGTTGAGGCTTATCTGGAGAGGGAGTGGTGTAGCAATGGCTCCACTACTCAGGTTGATAACCGTAAGTTCCGTGTGCGTGGCTACAGTCGTGATGCTGTGGTTGAGCAGTTCGCAGAGTTTGCGGGTATCGCTAAGCAGCAGATCAAACCTATGTTCGATGGGTTCATTCATCTCCGCGATGAAAAGGTTAACGACGTAAGAGGCGTTATCCTCAGGATTTGTCAGGAGAATGGGGTTCCGACGAAGGTTTTCAATCGCATCATGGAGTATTGGAGCGGGGAAGGCTTTAGGACTACTTTCCCAAGCCCAGAAAACCTTGTGAACAACCCGACAATGTATCATGTTGTCAATCTGTTCACGTATGTTGGGTCACATTGTCCCGATCTATCTCCAGAGCATAAGGAGTTGCTGATTGCTATCGGTGGCAATAATGCTTTAACGCATCATGACCGTTGCAACTCATGCGGGACGCGTGTCTGACGTACAGCCTGAAGTGTTAGTCGAAAGGGCTGCTCAGTCATCTTCGGATGAAAGAAATGAGCGTCTTTTATGGCTGTACAGTATGAACGAGTATCTCAGTACAAGGGGCACTAACGCTGAAGTTGAGTCTGCTATGAAAAAGTTTTCTATGGCTCAATGGGACAGCAACCCTAGTAAGAATGACTTTACTAAGATGTTTCATATTGCGATTGCGTCATTACGTAAGTCTGTTGAGACAAAACTCATACAGCCCTTAGAAAAGACTTTGGACAAAGAAGAGGAACGTCGAATTCAATTGAAACGAGAGGCGGCTTCTTCAAAAAGAAAGTCTGGTAGAAAGGCTAAAGATTGAAGTATCAGATAGTCTATGCTGATCCGCCTTGGGACTATAAAGGGCAAAGGCAGCACGCCGGTAAAGGTAAACCCGATACCGGCGCTGCTGTCGCCCATTATGACACGATGCATATTGATGATATAAAAGGTATGGATCTTAAGAGTATAGTTGATAACGATGAGTCGTTATTGTTCATGTGGTCAAGTAGCCCTCATCTTCCTCAAGCACTCGATGTGATGGATGCTTGGGGGTTTGCTTGGGCTACTGTTGCTTTTGTGTGGGATAAGCAAAGAGTTAACCCTGGGTTCTACACCATGAGTCAAGTTGAGTTGTGTCTAGTAGGCAAGATGGGGAAGATTCCTCAGCCTAGAGGCGCTAGGAATGTTCGTCAGTTTGTTTCTGAGATGCGTGGAGCTCATAGTTCTAAGCCTGTTGAGGTTAGGGAAAGAATCGAGCAGATGTTCCCTGATCAAAGAAAGATAGAGTTGTTCGCTAGAGACACAGCCCCGGGATGGGATTCTTGGGGGCAAGGTGTCGGAAAGACGGAGTGGGTTTTTTAGATGAAGAATGCATTGAGTGTTATGATTAATTGGGGTACTGCGGTACAAATTTCGGCATTTGTTGTACTGTGGGTTTTATTCATATAAATGTACTCAATTTGGAGGAATATTTAGATGACATTTAATCCTGAAGATTCTGAAGAGACTGAATTTGACGGTGATGCAGAGTTGTACTGGAGGGAAGAGATGATGGGTGAACATCCTATGCTCAACCCTATTGGCGACCCCTACCGTCCCGGTGGTCTGTAAGGTATGGTATAATATAGTATGACAGATGTCGTTATTGAAGACGAATCTAACACTCAATTGACTCTGATTGACAAATTGGAGTTGGTAGATCAGGTTGGTCAATACCATATCAAGGGGTACAACGTCACAGAGATAGCGTCCTTGTTGGACCTAGAGCGTGGCGATATTCGTGCCTATATTGAAGAATTCAAATTAATCTTACATCGTGAAGCGGAGTCTGATCCATATTTCTTAGAGCGTGTTCAGTTGAACACTATTAAAGCTCTTAGCGAATTTGATGAGATCGGTAAGGAGTCATGGGAGACTGTGACTATTGCTACGGATCACGGAATGGTCAGCGCCAGAATCCAGGCTTTGAAATTATGTGCTGAAGTGGCACATAAGAAGGCTCAGTTGCACCAGTTGATGAATAATAACCAGACTGATGTTGAGTATGTAGCACGAATGCAGAGGGCTGAATCTGTCAACAATTTGTTGTCAAAGATCATTCGTGATGTAATATCGCAGCATCCAGAAATTAGGGATAAAGTGCAAAGGGATCTGGCGGATGCATTTGAGATTTTGGATCAAAATATAATCGACGCAGAAGCCTCGTCCGTATTTGAGACCTCTAATAATATAGTTGACGCTCCTATCCCCGTGGAAGAGCTATCCGGTAATGATTCCGTTCAAGAGGGAGTATAGCAGACCATGAGCGAATACATGGGGCTAAATCTTGAACTAGTTGATTTCAGTAGATTGTTGAATCAAGATGAGTTAGTTGAAGAACCTGTCCCGCTGGAAGTGTTTGTTCAGGATAAAAGATATTTGAATCTTCCTGCGTTGTCTGAAATACAAACGGAGATCGTAAAGCAAAGTACACAGATTCTGAAAGAAGAGACTTTGCAGAAGTTAATGGGAGTTCAAGAAGGAACTGACTATTACAATAAATATACTCAGAATGAGGTTATATGTCAGTTAGGTAAGGGATCTGGTAAAGACCATTGTTCTAGAATATCGATGGCTAGAACGGTTTACCTATTGCATTGTCTAAGAGATCCCCTTATGTATTATGGTAAAGCTAACGGCGTGTATGTTGATCTTCTAAATCTTGCTGTTAACGCTCAACAGGCGCAAAGGGTTTTCTTCGAGCCATTGAAAAATCTTTTACTGGGTAGCCCCTGGTTTAATGACCAAGGGTTTGAACCTAGAGTAAGTGAAATCTTCTTCTTTTCCAGACCAGTAAGATGTTTCTCTGGTCACTCTGAATCTGAGGGTTGGGAGGGTTATGAAGTTATGACTGTTGTTTTGGATGAGATTTCAGCTTTCAAAACCGATTCAGAATTGAAGGGGGAGGTTAGAAATAAAGGTTCAGCGTCTGCAATCTATAATATGAGTAAGTTATCTGTGATGTCTAGATTCCCAGAGGTTGGAAAGGTTATCCTTCTGTCGTTCCCCAGGTATAAGGGTGACTTCATTCAGCAGAGATACGAAGGGGCAATAGAAAAGAATGAACCTAAAACTTGGTGTATTAAAGCATCAACGTGGGACGTTAATCCAACTATTGAAAGACACCAATTGGAATCGGAATATATTCGTAACCCTGTTGAGGCTGCTGCAAGGTTTGAATGTGAACCTCCACACATGGAGGACGCATACTTTAGAGATGCAGAGCGTGTAAGGAAAGCGTTTATGTATCATGATGATCCAATAGATGAAGACGGCGTATTTAAGAAATGGTTTAATGGTGAAGATGGTAAGTTGAGATACATGCATGTTGACCTTGGACTTAAGCGAGATAGGGCGGCATTGTCTATGGTTCATGGTGCAGGATTTACTGAGATAAAAACTTCTATGGGAACTGAATTGCTGCCAATAATAAATGTTGACTTGATTCACTACTGGGAAGCTGTTCCTGGAAAGGAAATCAATTTTGCTGCTGTAAGGCAAATGATTCTAGATCTGAATAGGAAGTTTGAACTAGTATCTGTTACGTTTGATCAATGGCAGTCTGTAGATATGATCCAGACATTAAGAGGTCTTGGTGTTAATGCTGACCTGCATGGTGTAAAAAAGACAGACTACGATACCTTAATGACTGCTATCTATGACAATAGATTACGTGGATACTGGAGCGAGCTGTTGGTCGAGGATGAACTGTTGAAATTAAAGTTACTAAATAATACTAAAATTGATCACCCGACCAAAGGGACTAAGGATTTAGCTGACTCATTGGCTGGAGCAGTATTTGCTTGTGCAAAAAATATTAACATGGATACAGAAATTGAAATTGAGATAGTCAATACTGGCCCTGGTATTCATGAAAAATATGAGCATGAAAAAGAGATGAGTGAAGTCCTAATGATGGATGAAAATAGTTTGGCATGGGAGTCTACAAACTCTACAGTAAAAACTATGCCAAGTGAACTTCAAGAATGGTTTGGACATGTCTAAATGATTCCTCGAAAAATACATACTCAATTTTACTAAATCATTAAGTCAAATCCCGAGGGTTTGTAACATTACAAAATCCGGGTCTGGCTGATAGAAAATGGTCGAGGGTATTTCCAGGATAGGGTCCAGGCTGAAGTTCAGTCATTACAAAGATTTTAGTTTGGTCCGCGAATGAGAATGGTTGGTGTGGTAGGGTGTTTATTGGTGGTCAAGGGCCGCGGCCCCGATCACATAGTAATATCCATTGGATAAAGAAAAGAGAAAAAGATGAGTATCGTAAAGGTTGACGCTCTGCCTGAGATTACTAGGCAGAGTGCTGCAAGTGGGCTTATCCTTGAGATTAGGGAAGCTCTTGAGGAATCTCTTGATAATGGTCAGGCTTTTAAGATTGATGACCTGTTTGAGGATAAGGATTTCCATAACATGCAGCAGAGGGTTCGGACTCAGGCAAGGAAACTGGGAATGAATGTCTCTGTGCGTAGGGCAAAAGATGAGAATGCCCTTTACTTTATTGCTATTCATGAGGATCTGAAGGAGTCAGCAAAGACGCTGGCCTCTGATGAATTGGGTGCTTCTGAATAGTTGTAATTAAATAACTGAGAGTTCGACAAGAGAGGGGCACCCTTAGGGGTGCCTCTCTTTTGTTGTTTATTATCCACAAAATGGTATGGAGTTAGGAAAAAGTGTGGTATCAGATGAAGAATCAGTAAGGCAGTCATGTCCCAGATGTTTGGGGCAAATAGAAGGTTACCCTGCAGTTAGTAGAACAGATGACGCAACAGAGATTTGTTCACCATGTGGTCAGACAGAAGCTATGGAAAGCTTCATGTATGAAGTTGTGAAGACGCAGGATATGTGGCCTACTTATGAAGGTTTTGCGAAGAAGTCATATTGGAATAAAATGAATAAACTGTCAGGTTTGATAACTGACTTAACTAAAACAGAAGGTGATAAAAATGAGTGATATCGTATCTATTGATGTTTCGGCTTTGATTCAGGCAGTTGCTGATGATGAGAATGGTTCTCTTGCTGAGTATATTGAGAGTGCTGTTGATGAAAGGTTAAGTGAAGCTGTCGAGGAGGCTGTAAGTGAATACCTTCGGTACAGTTCAGATATTTCAGATGTAGTTAGTGATTGTGTTGGCGAGTACGTCTCTACAGAAATTGAATCGCTATTGGATGGGGTTAGTCCTGGTAATCTGTGTAGTCTAGGAGAAGAGTTTAAGAGTGCAATTCATTGTATCCTTAAGCATCATATCACTGATTGGAAGAACATCTTTGATGACACAGAAATGGCTAATGGTAATGGAGCATCAACAGAAGATATCCAAAAGATGGTTGCTGACAAGTTCAATAAAGAGATGAAGGTTGAAGTTACCTTTGTTGACAAGAAGCCTGCTGAAGTATTGAGTGGGGATATCAATTGATACATCTGACTGATGAACAATTTGAAAGTCTCAAGGCAGAGATTCGTTCTGAGGTAGAGTATCGTACTGATATCTATACTAATGGAGATTGGTTTCAGGAAAGAGTCAAAGAGGCTTTATGCGAACTACTATTTCCAGGTATAGAGTCATGTGAAGGAGAATGTAGTATGGATTTGTTGGGATTACTGAAAAGAGCTTTAGATGCCAAAGTATGATATTGAAGTTGAACTTGTAGGCCATGATGGTAATGCATTTGCTATTATGGGTAAAGTTAAGGATGCGCTAAAACGTAATGGCGCTTCTTCTGAGGACATTGATGAATACATGAAAGAGTCAATGTCGGGCGATTATGATAATTTGTTGAG